TTGTATGTCACCACCACAGAGGCGTACAACCTGATCGAATATAAGGGTAATGTGCATGATCCCAGGACGAAAAGTGACATGTCGAACCTGATGCGCGAGGTGTTCGGGGAGTACAGTCGAGGGGGCGGCAGGCAGAAAGTTAGACGCGTACCGGTTCACGCCAGTGATCGATCGCGAGTCAGCGGGAAAAAGTTGACTGGGCCGGGATTGTCAGTTGTGCCCACAAAAACACCTGAAGATACGGGTTAGATACGGGCTGTTATACGGGTACGCGTATCAGCGGGAACCCAGTCACAGCAAGGGTTACAAGGTACTGATACTAGTGATACTGGTTAATAACCTTAATTATTAGTAAATAGTATTTATATATTTTACAGAGGGTCTAGGGAAATACGGGTATCACCGGTATCGCGTATCACCCCCATACCTCGCCCGCGAGCCTGACACAACACGACAATTTAGGTGCTATACTACCAACATGACGACACCCAAGAGACGAGTCCAGCGCAAGCCGCCGGCGAAGCGTAAGGTGATGCGGCCAGCGAAAGCGGGCCGGGTGACATCGGCAGTGGCCAAGGCTGCAGTGCGGAAGGTTGCCGCCAAGCGCAAGGCCCCTGTGAAGCGCAAACCTCTTGCGCGCAAATCCCGGGCCAAACCTGGTGCCAAGAAGGGTCGACCCACCAAGTACAAGCCGGAATACTGTCAGGTGGCGCTAGAGATGGGCAGGAAGGGCGACACCTGGACAGCCATCGCGGCTGAGATAGGTGTGGTGCGCGAAACCATGTATGACTGGATGGACGTACAGCCAGCGTTTTCCGACGCCCTAAAGAGATCCCGCCAAATGGCACAGCAGTGGTGGGAGAAAACTTTGAAGGGCCAGGCCCGTGGCAAGTACGATGGCGGTAGCGCCACGGCGGCGATATTTGCGATGAAGAATCAGTTCCCCGATGATTACCGCGATCGCAAGGAACACAAGGTAGATGCGACGCAAACCGTGGAGTTGAATTTCCTGGGATTTGACGGCACGCCAATCGATTTCGGCGACGATGACTGACTGGCAGCAAGGCTACATAGGCAACCCTGACGCTCCAACTACTGAGCCGGCGGAGTACACACAGGTCATCGAACCGCTACACATCGAACACCCGAAGGTGGTCAGTCTGGATATGTATCGCAGCCTCAGGGTGACGCTAGCTAAACTCCCACCCGATTGGGAGTACGATGACTAGACGCCAACGCACCGGTAACACCAACGACGCGCCAGGCGTCCTGCTCAACTACCGGGCGCAGGGATCCACGCTCACCGAGTTCCATAGCAGCAAGGCCTTTGTAAGAATCATCATCGGTCCCTTGGGCAGCGGCAAGACCTTCGGCGCCATCAACGACATCTTCGCCCGTTGCCACCGGCAAACACCGGACAAGAACGGTGTGCGCAGGTCACACTGGTGCATTGCCCGTGACTCATTCCCCAACCTGAACGCGGCAACCATTCCCGATGTACGATCGATTGTGGATCACATCAACCCGGACGGGTGGAACATGGCATCACCCATCAGCTGGAGCCACAGCTACAAGCGCAAGGGTGACGGCACAACCGTTGATATCAAGTTACTGTTCCGGGCATTTGACGGCCCGCAGGATGTGGTCAAGGCCCGCGGCATGCAGCTGACCGGTGTGTGGGTGGATGAGCTCGCCGAGTTCAACAAGGAAAACTTCGACATGCTCATTGGCCGTGTGAAACGCTACCCACCCAAGGTTGAGGTGCCCAATGCCAAGTTCAATATCATCGGTACAAGCAACGCTTGCGCCAAGGACCACTGGCTGGCAGAGATGGCACTCAGTCACTACAAGCCCCCGGGCTGGTGGATAGGGATCCAACCTGGCGGTGTGTTACACCAAGGCAACAGCTGGCAGGAGAATCCGCAGGCTGAGAACATGAACAACCTACCCGTTGGTTATTACCAGGAGCAGTGCGGCGGCAAGAAGGATTCATGGATCAGGCAGAACCTAGCCAACGAGTTCGTGGTGCACTCCGATGGCCGGCCCGTGCATCCAGACTTCAATGAGCAGATTCATGTGGCGCCAGTGCAAGGTACCTATGGCATACCGCTGCACATCGGCATTGACTTCGGCCGCACGCCCGCGGCGACCATCATGCAGCGCCAGGCTAACGGCCAGTGGTACGTGTTGATGGAGCTCTGCACGGTGAACATGGGCGCCGACAAGTTCGGCACGATGCTGCGCAAGATACTCAACGAGAACTATGCAAGCTTTGAGATTGAGTGCATCACCGGTGACCCTGCAGGCTCGGCCATGGCCCAGACCCGGGACGAGACGCCCTTCGACCTGCTGCGCATGGCAGGCATCGAGGCGCAGCCGGCGCACACCAACGACCCGGAGGTGCGTTACGCCACCCTGGACCAACTGCTGCGGCAACTGGTTGATGGGCAACCGGCCATCGTGGTGGATCCCAGCTGCAGCGTTCTGATCCGCGGCCTGGCTGGTGAGTACCAGTTCCGAAGGATCCAGGTGGTGGGCCAGGAGCGGTTCACTGACCAGCCCGATAAGGGGCCGACCAGCCACATTGTGGAGGCCTTACATTATGGGTTGATGGGAGCGGGAGAAAGTGAGACCCTGTACGAGCAGAGTTGGGATGCCGGCATGGAAGGCGTTGACTCATACGCACCTGATCCACGTTTTTTTGAATAGAGGATTGACCGATGGCCACACCCACACTAGATGACATGATCGATGTATATATAATCTCCGAGGCGGAGATGGAGGCAGCACTGCTCGTTGCCGGCAACCGCGGCACTAACCTGTTGAATGGTTTGGCGCCTTATGCTGTGGTGCCCTTGACACCGCCTGTCTTGCAGGGCGACTACGCCGACACCTACACCCTGGCCGATGCGGCCGAGGTTAACTCTGTATTGTTCCCACTGGGGCCGCGTGGCTTCGCGGTATTTGAGAACCTGCTCGCATCAGCGGCGGCATGATATGAGCGACCTAGCTGATTTCATAGATACCTACACCCTGTCCGCCGCTGATGTGGCTGAATGTCTGGCGGTTGCCGGGCTGAAAGGCCAGCAGCTGTTCAATGCAATGGCCGCCACTGGTGGGCAGACGACCACCGACATACCCATCGCCCTGGCGGATATGGACCAGGTGTACATCCTGGCGGATGCCGCGGATGTGGATGTGGTGATCAAGGCTGACGCACTGCGCAGTCATCCCTTCCTTGACATGGCGCTATCCCTGGCCGCCGCATAACGGAGTAATACCATGAGAAAAGCGAAAGGCGATAAGTCTACTAAAGTGGGCGGTCGGCGTAAGGCAGGGCCTGCGGCCACTAAAAGATCCGTGGCCAAGATGATGAAAGGCAGGCCGGTACTGGCACCTGAGGGGCGTGAGAGTCGCACCAACGACGGTCGCCCGGCGTAGCCCTGCATGACCTCGCCCAACGGTAAGTCGCGGCTGGTCTACACGCTAGAGACCCAGGTCAATGAGTCCGAGACCTCGTCCTTCGAGGTTGACGAGCAGATGGAGCGCAATATGCGCTACTACTCGCTCCAGCCCCTGGGCAACGAACAGTCGGGACGCTCTCACTATATTTCGCCAGACGTACTCGACGCCGTGGAAGGAAAAAAAGCACTGTTCAGTGAAACTTTCCTTAGTGCCAGGGACGTAGTCAAGTTCATCAACTGTCCGGTACCCAACGAAGCCGAAGCAAAAACCGCCTACGCCAACAAGATGCTGGGTAAGAACAAATACGATCGCGTGTTCAGGGACGGTTGGCACGACGCTATGGTCTCCAAGCGCATGTGCGTGTTGGCGGAGTGGTTCGACGACACCAAAGAGACCACCATGACCCTGCCCGGCGCCCCCATGCCGATGGTGCAGCAACAGCTGCAGCAGATGGGTGAGGTCATCGAGGTGGACGACAGCAAGGTCCAGGTGCAGGTGATGCCCAGTCCCCAGGGCCCGGTGCAGATCATGTCCGGGGAGCTCACCGTCACCCTGAACGATGGGTACGTCAAACTCACCCTGATACAACCCGAGCGGTATTTCAGGGATCCCAACGCATCCTATGAAGACCAGTCCCAGTGGACCACCATCGAGGAAGACATAGCCCGCGGTCAGCTGATTGACATGGGCTATGACGCTGACCAGGTCATGAAGCTGACCGTGGACTACCGCTTCCGATCGGACGAGGTTGACTCTGCACGCAAGCGCCATGACTCGAGCTGGACCCGGCGCAAGCAGCACAATCGTATTGAGGAACAGGAGACGGTGTCGTACTACCGCACCTGGACCTGGTTGATCCATGACGAGGAGACCTTCGCCGAGGTTGACCTGGATTTTGAGCCCAAGCAGGGCTACCGGCTGTATGAGATTCACTGGTCCCACGGTGAGGTACTGCGCTGGGCCGGCGACGAAGAGAACCCCGGGGCGCACGCCATCCGTGAGGTGGAAGAGTCAGGCATATTCGAGTGGACCGAGATGCCGATCAGCCACGCCGAGAATGGTATGTGTACGGCTGATGTGATGGTACACATCCAGAAAACACAGTCCGGACTCAAGCGGCTGGTGTACGATAACCAGCAGATGGCCAACAGCTCCAGGAACCTGCTACTGGCCGGCGCACTGAAAAATCCCCGCGACCTGCTGGACAACAAGATCGGCGCCACCCTGGTGGCCACG